TGCACAGGCCAAAGCTGAATTAGATTCCAAGATTTCCAGAGCATCAGGAGAGCTCGGATCGGGTCTCAACGGATCCACTGGAAACTTAACAGTTAGCCCTTTTGGCGGTGGTGCGTTTAACAATGCCAAGCGAGGATCAACACAACAAGCAGCGTATGGAGCTAACACAGCTATCACTGGCATGGGAGGATTTGCTGACGCTGCCAGAAGTAAATTCAGTGGGGCGGTGGATTCACTAAGATCAGTAGCAGGATCGACCAGTAACATTGCAGCAGATATCTCCGGTACCATAAACAAACTCGCAGGCGGCAGCCTTGCTGGCGGATTGATGAAGGTTGCAGGACAAGTAAGCTCAGCTGCCGGTATGCTTAACAATATACTTAGTCGTAAACGTGCTGCTAATCTCCCAAAGGGAGCAGAAGCATTCAGCAAAGACGGAGAGCCAATTAAACTTGACGTAAGTTCTAAAAATGATTGGCGTGTACGTATAACCTGCGAGTGGGGTATATTTAACAGTCCTGTGTTTTCTAGACTAGTAGCTACAGGCGGCGTGGTGTGGCCCTACCTCCCCAGTATCACAGTGGCCACCAAAGCTGAATACTCAACCATTAATACGGTGCACAGTAATTATACTCAGTATGCATACAAAGGCAGCTCAATAGATGACATACAGATTTCAGGCGAATTCAGTTGTGAAACTGAAAGTGACGCAGAATATTGGATAGCCGCTACTACCTTTTTTAAAACAGCTACCAAGATGTTTTTTGGTGAAGGTAATCTGGCCGGAAATCCTCCAATAATATGTGTATTAAAAGGCTACGGAGCCAACGTGTTTAATAACACACCAATAATCATAAAAAGTTTTTCAGTAGATCTCAAAGATGACGTTAACTATGTTAAGTGTGAATCATTTGGATCTACTACATGGGTGCCTGTGCTCAGTACAATTTCAGTCACAGTGTCACCGGTTTACACCAGAGCTAGAATGCGTAAATTTAATCTACAAGATTATAGCAGAGGACAATTAGCATCAGAAAAAGGTCAAGTGGGATACATCTAATGGCAAAATATTCTAAAGCAAGTCCATGGGCCAACACTCAGCAAAATAATTTTTATCTTGAGTTGTTGGATATTCGACCAGTTCCTGCCGAAGCAGATGACGTAAGATATGTAATAGAAAATCAATATCGCCACAGACCGGATTTATTGGCCTTTGACCTCTATGGTAATCCTAAACTTTGGTGGGTATTTGTACAGAGAAACATGTCAGTGATAAAAGATCCCATTTATGATTTTAGACCAGGTACGGCTATATATCTTCCCAAACAACGCAATCTGTCAAAGTTTCTAGGAGTGTGAAATGGCTTTTAGAGAATTAGGAAGAATATTAGAACTTAAAAAACCTGATGGTACGCCAGTAATTCCCTTCGACACCGCAGCGGGATATAATGTAGGAGTGGCCTTTCGCACCACCGAATCAGAAGTTGCTAGAGCCACTGATCCTATCGAAGACGGTGTGAGCAAAGTAGCAGTTGATGCTAAAAAAATATCCTCATCAGCGGTTAAAAAATTACCAGCACTATTCGGCAATCCCATGGAGGACTTTGCCACCAGCACGATCCTATGGACGTTAGCAGCATTGACTCCTGCGCAATTTAATAATCCTAAATCATATAGAGATAGTCCTAGTAACTTAAAAAATATTGTGTTTAGTTCTGGCGGTAGATTTGATAATCAACGGGTTAATACTTTATCTGGTTCTCCGGAATATTTTATCAATAACTTTGTTATGAACAGTATTATTGGTGCTAACGAAAAGACCGGTAATAGTAATGCCATTAAATTTAGTTTTGATATAGTAGAACCTCAGTCGATGGGCCTGTTGTTGCAGAGTATGCAGGCTGCCGCTGTAAATGCTGGATATCTCAGTTATCTAGACAACTGTCCATATGTGCTAAGAATGGACATACAGGGATTTGACGAACTCGGTGTTGCTATAAGTTCAATCAAGCCTAAGTTTTTTGTCTTGAAATTAGTATCAATGAAATTTACAGTTACTGAAGCTGGTTCTAATTACAAGGTAGAAGGCATTCCTTACAATCATCAGGCATTTTCAGATGCTATAAATGTCACATACAACGATTTGAAAATTGCCGGTGATTCTAAAAGCCTAGGAGTAGTAGCAGAAGTCTTGCAAACCAGCGCAGACGGTCTGACAGCGGTGCTGAATAGAAATGAAGAAAAACTAAAAGCCGAAGAAAAAATTACGGAAACCGATATTTATGTTATACAGTTTCCGAAAACCAGTAGCGATTGGTATTCGTCCGGCAGTACAGTGGTCCAGAAAAATCAAGCTACAATCAACATAGATGAAGAAAACGAAGGCGATATCGCATTGTTTGGTTCTGGAATCAGCAAAGTAGTGGATGTAAAAAATTTGCCAATAAACGAAATTGGTTCTTCTAGTCTTGGATTTGACCAACTAACGGGAGGAGCGAATATCTTTAAACGTGCCGGCGACAGCATAGATGAAAAAACAGGATTAGTTAAGCGAGAAGGAATGACCATAGATCCCAAGCTTCGTGCATTTCAGTTCGGTCAAGGACAATCACTGACCGCCATTATTAATCAGGTTGTTTTAAGTTCTAAATATGCCTATAGTGCTATTAATGATAAAGTAACTCCAGAAGGATATATCAAGTGGTTTAAATTAGATGCTCAGATTGAACTTTTAAACCTAGACACATTAACAGGCGACTTTGCTAAAAAAATAACATATCGAGTGGTGCCATATTACATCCATCAATCAATTTTTTCAAACGTCAATGCAGCTCCTGTGGGATATCATGAACTGATGAAATCAGTGGTCAAAGAATACCAATATATCTATACAGGTCAGAATGTTGATATTCTTAGATTTGATATTGATATTAATAACTTGTTTTTCACAGGGGCTAATCCTGCAGCGGAAAACAAGTCATCAAAGACTGGTAACCAAGATCAAACATCCGCAGAAACTTTAAATCCCACTACCGGAACAGGTCAAGGAAGTGCACCGGCTTCGCAGGCAGCACAACTAGGTAGAGCTAGACCAAAACGAGATCCTAGATTGTTGAAGGGGTACAAAGGAGGATCGGGAACTAAGTCAGTAGAACAAAATGTAGCAGAAACCATGCAACAGGCGTTCCTGAGTGGTAACAGTGCCGATCTTATTTCTGTAAATTTAGAAATAATGGGAGATCCGTACTGGCTTGTGGACAGTGGAATTGCCAACTATTTTGCAGAAGCTCCGTCACCGACCAGCCAAATAACCAACGACGGGACTATGAACTACGAAAGCGGCAATGTCTATATCTACCTTACATTTAAGACACCTGTGGATATCAATGAAACCGAAGGGTTATATGATTTTTCAAAAGAAGGAAAAGAGAGCCCCTTCGGCGGTATATACAGAGTAGTAGCCTGTGAAAATACCTTCGCAGACGGGCAATGGAAACAAAAACTCAAATGTCTTAGAATGCCAGGACCCCAAGGGCCAGAAGTCACTGAAGAAGATAAGACAGGCACTGTAACTCCGGTAAATGCACTGGCTACGGATTTAAAAATGCAGGAATCTCCAAAAACCAGTCCCATAGGTGATACAGCAACAGCCACATCTGTTGTGAATAATGATTCTACAACCAGTGTGAACAATCGCACATCTACAACTAAAACCACCAGTAATCAAGCACCGATTAAAACAGGTTTTAGATATTACAGAGATCTAGGACAAGGATAATAAATGGCAGAATTAGGAAGACCTTCGGCAGAAGGTGAAGGAAGATCAGGGGTCCTCACACAGGGTATATATCTTGCTAGGGTGATTAGTCACCTTGATCCTACGTTCATGGGATCGTTAGAAGTTACATTATTAAAAGATCAAGCCAACGATCCCGGCGACGACAGTCAATTACACATAGTGAAATATGCTCCCCCTTTCTTTGGATATACAGGTTACGAGTATATGGGTAAAAATAATGGCACTACCTCTACTATCGAGGGATTCAACGACACACAAAAAAGTTATGGTATGTGGTTCGTGCCGCCGGACGTTGGTGTGAATGTACTGGTTTTGTTTGTGGATGGTGATCCTAGTCAGGGGTATTGGTTTGCCTGTGTGCCTGGTCGTAATATCAACAACATGGTTCCTGCCATCGCAGGATCTAAGATCAATTCTCTAGATGCTACAGATAAAACTAGATACGGTCCTATGAAAGATGCTCGAGGAAATTCTTTACCGTTGCCTGTGGCGGAAGTTAATAAACGTATTATAGGTGAAAAACCTAACGTTGATCCAGAAAAGTTTCCTCGAGTTGTTCATCCTATCGCTGATAGATTTCTAGAACAAGGTCTCCTGGAAGATGACGTTAGAGGCACGTCATCATCATCGCCTAGACGAGAGTTACCCGGAATGGTTTTTGGTATTTCAACTCCCGGACCAGTCGATCGTAGAACCAACGCTAAAAAAGCAGTGATAGGAAAAAAAGACAGCAAGTCTGCTCCATTGCCTATTAGTAGATTAGGTGGCACACAGTTGGTTATGGATGACGGCGATGATCGATATCACCGAGAAAAAACAGCTGCAGAAGGACCCGTGAAATATATTGATTTGTTGGATCCATCCGTTCAGAGAAGAAATTCAACAAGTGAGCCTACAGTTCCATACAATGAATATTTTAGAGTTCGGACACGTACTGGACACCAAATATTGCTGCATAATTCAGAAGATTTGATTTATATAGGCAATGCCAGAGGCACTGCCTGGATTGAAATGACCAGTAATGGTAAGATAGATATCTATGCTCAAGACAGCGTCAGCATACATACCGGTAATGATCTCAATATACGTGCTGACAGAGACATTAATTTTGAAGCAGGTCGTAACATGAATTTCAGAACCGAATCAGGTAAATGGCATGCAGAAATCGCCACAGACATGGAGTTCTTGATCAACAACGATGCCAAGCTCACAGTAGGAGCCAATCACGATGTATTAGTAGGTGCGAAACTCAAGATTTCAGCTAACAATGATATGGATATAGCTACTAACACAGAACTTAAAATATCTGCTACCGGTGATATCAGCCTAGGCTCCACATCAGAACTAAAAATGAATGGCACAAAAATCAATCTTAATGGTCCTAACAATGCAGAAACTGCGGTAACAGCAGACTTTGTGAGACCGTACGATCTCCGAGATAATCCTGCTACCAGCACTGCAGTAGGTTGGGATAAACGATATCAATCAGGTATAGTAAAGAGTTTGATGAAACGAATTCCTATGCACGAACCTTGGCCTCTGCATGAGCATCTAGCTCCTGCGCAACTAACTCCTGATATCACAGATAGGGACGTCTAATCATGGCAAATCAATTATATAATCAAAAATCTGTGGCTAACACCACAGCGGTTACAACAGAAAGCCAAGGTGTGTTCTTGTACAAAGGCTTCAGCAGTCAACAGAACTCAAAAAACTATAGACTCTATGATATTGATCTAGTCAAGCAGGACCTAATTAATCATTTCTATATCCGTAAGGGAGAGAAACTAGAAAACCCAGATTTTGGCACAGTGATCTGGGACATGTTGTTTGAAAATTTCACGGAAGATGTCAAACAGATTATTGCCAAAGACGTAGAAGCCATAATAAATTATGATCCAAGAATTTCAGTGAATTCAGTCACAGTGGACAGCACAGATCAGGGCATACGCATACAGGCTGACATAGTTTATATTCCGTTTAATGTCAATGAAAGAATGACCTTTGATTTTGATAAAAC